CTAGGTAGTGTCCACCAGACACTAGGGTGGTGTCTGATGGACACTAGGGTGGTGTCTGATGGACACTAGGGTGGTGTCTGATGGACACACTAACCAATCAATTAACCAACCAATTAATTCACTCAATTAATTCACTCGAGTCACTCGAGTCACCATCACGTGACCCCAGCGTGGAAAACGGTGTCACGAATGATGGGGATGCGCCAAGGGTGGTGGTAGGCGAATATGGGATGCGGTGATCGTCCTGAAACAAATCGGGGTCACGAAGGAACTGCGTTTCACGGTTGGGGGTTGCGGCACGTAGCCGAATTGACGATAGCGCTACTCCGCATTCCAGTATTCACCATCCGACCCCCTGGCGCACTAGGGTAAGGAGATGATTGAGGCTCTACTTCCTCCTTCCTATATCCGGGAAAACTATCTTCGAAGCCTACCCATGGAAGGCCCGGACGGAAGTCCTCTCCAGGATTCTCTTATCGTCAGCCGAACGCAGGCGGTGGCTCGCTGGTTTGAGAGGAAGTATGGTATTCGTCTGGGCCTGGTCAATGTCAAGGTGGGCCAGTATTCCCTCGATGGTGAGCCTACCCCTGATGAAGTCTACCCCGGGATAGACTTTCACCCCGATGGCAACTTGGAGCACCGGTTTCACATCCTTCGGCTTCCCGTGGGGCCCGTGCGACGAATCTACGCCTTTGGTCTTTGGCTTCCCGGGATGAGTAGGCCAGCCCTCTTCCCTCAAGATTGGGCCCACGTGAACCCCCGAAGCCACACCGTGCGGGTCTACCCTGGTAGGGGCCTCACCTTCGCCGTGCCCATGTTGGCCGGTATCATGGCCAACCTGGTGAGCCTGGCCAAGCCCGTGCCCCACGCCTGGCACTTCAGCTACGAGGCGGGCTACACCATCGAGGACCTCCAAGGCCAAGACTATGACGTGGTGGATGCTCTGGCCAAGCTGGTGACGGTGGAAGTGCTGGTGACGGGCTCCATTGACGAGGACCTCCGAGAAGGTGTGGCCAGCCGGAGCGTGAGCGTGGACGGCCTCTCCCAGAGCGTCCAGCTCATCCAGAATCCCAACGCCCTCAAGTACCAGCCCCTCATCAATCAGTACCTCCAGGACGTGAAGGAGTGGGAGAAGACCTTCTGGGCCCGGCAGAAGGGGGTCAGGCTGGGGGTGATCTAGCGTGCGCTTCCACCGCTTGGCGCCGGCCTGGTTTGATGAGCTCCTCAACGCCCCGGGGCTCACCTACCGCATCGCCCACCGCAAGGCCTCCCTGTGCCCCTGCCAGGACCCCAGGGGTTCGGGGCCCGACCCGGCCTGCCCCCGGTGCGGCGGCGTGGGCTACACCTGGAGCGAGGTGCCCTGGCGCACCTACACCGAGGCGGTGGAGGCGCGGCCACGGGGAGAGGCGGACCGAAAGATGGGGGGGGCCACGGGAAAGGTGTCCCGGGCCTGGGCCACGCTGGTGGAGGTGCGCCACGGGGACGAGGTGGTGCCGGGGGCCCGCCTCGAGGAGGACTACCTGGTCCTGCCCGAGGGGTGGCCGCTTGGCAACTACACCGTTACCTACCAGGCTCCCGAGCAGGGGAGGGGCCACATTCAGAACATGCGCATATCCCGTACCTGGGCCGACCGGGGCGAGGTGCAGACCGGGGACCTGGTCCTCACCGTGCCCCGGACCGGCCCCGATGGCCCCAACCCGGGCTGGGACGCCCAGCCTGGGGACCAGGTGATCGTGCTAGACCACAGGCACCGGGCGCAGCAGCGCATGGTGCGGGGGGTGAAGGAGGTCCTGACCCACCCCTGGGTGAGGGAGATCATCGAGGCCAGGACTCCCACGGCCACCTACCGCTTTGGGGAGGACTTCCGGGTGGAAGGTGGCCGGGTGGTGTGGGAGGCGGGCCGGGGGCCGACCCCTAGGACCCCATACGTCCTGGAGTACGTGGCCGCCCCCACCTACTACGTCCTGGAGGACCTTGGCCACCGGCGGCACGTGGAGGGCTACGACCTCCCCAGGCGCTTCTCCCTCGGGCTCTTCGATACCTATCCTGGGAGGGGCAAGTGACGGAGAGGGGCGGTCCCTACCAGGTCCAGGTCAGTTTAGGCTTTCCGGGCCGCCTCGAGGCCCTTCTCGCCGAGGCCATCGGGGACGTGGTGAGCCTCTTCCCCAACTCCCTCAGGGCGCTTTCGGCCCTGGCGGAGGCCGCCCAAAGGCGCTGGGTGGCCTACGCCTCGGGGGCCTTGCCCCTCCCCAGCGGCCACGTCATGCGCCGCCATACTGGTACCTACGCCGAGAGCATCCAGACTCGGGTGGAAAGCCCGGAGGGGGCGGTGCGCTTTGTGGTGTATTCCGATGACCCCAAGGCGGCGGCTCTCGAGTGGGGCACGCCCTCTTGGGACATGCGCCGGGTCTTGCAGACCTCTCACAAAGCCAGGCGGGCCAAGGCGGGGCACCTCTACCTCATCTTCCCCTTCCGTTGGGGAACCCCAGGCACCCTGGCCGTGGGGTCCTTCGGAGAGCGGGAGATACCCGAGCCCATATACACCTGGTGGCTATCTCCAAGCCGCAAAAGCTCTTTCATTACCGGCTCCCACCAGGAGCCCAGCGTTCACGATCCCAGCGTCCAGGTGACCCGCTTGACCTACCGGTGGGGAGATCGACTCATGCCTCGGGACGTGGCCGCTCTAGGTTTTGACCCCTCCCAGGGCGTGGGGAAGCGCCTTGTGGGCATGGTGCGGATGCGAAACGAGAGCGCCTCCAGGCTCCTTTCCGCCTACCTCACCTTCCGCACCCTCTCAGAACGCTCCAAGGACGGCTGGATTCACCCCGGTACTCCCGCTCTGGGCGTGGCCCAGGCGGTGTACGATTGGCTTCGGGGCATCTATCCCCAGCTCATGGAGCGAGCTCTCCAAGCCGATGTGGAGCGGATTCTCCAGAACGCCAAGCGATAGGTCTGACCCGAAGGGGAGGATAAGGATATGAGACTCTTTGCTTTCCCAGCTCCTAGCGGGGCCGCCGTTCGGTTGGTCTTTGGCTTACCCGAAGGTCATCCGCCCCACGTGCGGGCCACCCCGAGCGCCGATCCCCTTGATCCCGCCGGACGGGACGTGGTCCTGCCCAACACCCGAACCTTTCCCGCAGAGGTGCCTTTTGTGGTCATCGAGGCCCCCGAATTGGAGTATCGCCAGGTCATCGACATGGACCCGAGCCTTCAGGCGGGGCCCGTCTACTACCACTTGCGGATATACGGCGGAAACGATTGGGTTCAAGTCCAGGTGGATGCTTCTCGCCCAAGGAGGCGGGCCTTTGTGGGTGTGGCTCGGGACTTGCTTCGGCCGAGGCTCGAGTGGCACCTGGCTCGGATGGTTCAAGAGGGGCGCATCATGCCAGCTTTGGGCTACGTTCCCGTCCTCGAAAAGCACGCTTTGGCCAAGGACGACCCCCTTCCGACAATCCTGGTAAAAGAGTCGATCACCCCTATCGGCGTTCCTATCGGCATGAATCGAGGAGAGTGGCAACCAGCTTCCCCCGGTCAAGCCTTCCGAGAGAACAGCTACCACTACCGAGCCAAGGTGGATCTTCTTATCCTTTCCGAAAACCCCTCGGAGCGCACAGACTTGGCCAACCTTGTCCATGAGGCCATCCTCGTGGACCAACCCCTTTTGGAGGACAGAGGATGGCGAGGCATCGAGGTGGCCCGCTTTACCGACATGGCCTTTGACCCGGCGGGGTTTCCCGTCTTCGCCGAGGAAATCTCTGTGGATGGAGAAGTCACCTTTGTGGTCCGGGAGGAGATGGTCTACAGCGTTTCTGAGATGCAAACCTTCTTCACGCCACTCTAACGGACTTGGGCGCTAGGGTGGGACCGGTATGGGGAAGACGAGTAGGGATGCGACCATCACCGAGACTCCGGCCCCGAGGCCCGAGGTCTTAGACCTCGATGTCTGGTTGGCCGAAAAAGGACTCGGTCGTCCCGTGGCCGAGCTTATGCGGGCGCTCTACCGGGGGCAGAAGAAGTCTCGGGGGGACTGGGAGCGGGCCCTTCAAGAGGCCCTAGCTAGGCCGGTGAAGTGAGAGGAAAAGGAGGGAGAGGATGAGCAAGTTTGGCATCTACTTTGCCGGGAGAAACATCGTGCTCCCCGGTGTCTACGCCCGGGTGGTGGCCGACAGCATGACCCCCGATCGGGGCGTGCCCAGTCGGGCCCTAGCCATCCTTGCCACCGCCGCTGGTGGCGAGGCGGGGGGGGTTACCCGCATCACCCGCCCAAGTCAGATTCGGGAACTCCTCGTTGACGGTGTGGGGGCCAGGCTGGTGGAGTTGGCCATGACACCCTCTGGCGAATTGCAAGGGGCCAGCGACATCTACTTCATCCGGGTCGGCAATCCCACCAGGGCCTCCCTCAACATCGGGGATGCCGTCCTTAGCGCCAAGATCGCCGGGCGGGTGGGCAACGCCATCCGGGCCAGGAGGACCGCCGCTCAAAGTGGGCTTTCGGACGCCTGGGACCTTTACCTGGAGGACACCCTTCGTGGTCTGACGGAGACCTACAAAGACCTGGGACCCGTTCTCGAGGTGCGGTACGTGGGGAGCGGGACGGCACCCGATGACGTGAGCGTCACCGTCTCGGGGGGCACCGTAACCGTCACCCTCGGGTCTGACACTTTCACCTCCGATGCTCTCCCCACCCTCGCCAGACTGGTGGATGCCATCAACACCTCCTCGGATTGGACGGCCAGGCTCGTAGGGTCTTTGGTGGGAGTCCTCACCGCAGACCTCCCGGCCCAGACGGTGCCCCTCTCTGGGGGCAAGGCCATCTTCTCCCTCTGGGGTAAGGCCTACGAGTACGCCCTCGCCGACAGCGCAATCGCCACGGCCACGAAAGCTAGCGACACCCCAAGCGCCCTCCCCTGGACGTTCTTCTCGGGGGGAAGCGAGGGCCCCACGCCCACCACGGCCGATTGGCTAAACGCCCTGGCCTTGGCAGAGGGGCTTGACGTACACGGGATCGTGTTGGGCACCGGGGACCCGGCCGTACTGGCCGCCGCCGCCGGGCACGTGGAGGCTATGAGTGATGCCAGGAACCGCAAGGAGAGGATTCTCTATTGCGGACCCGACCTCCAGGGCTCCAAGGCGGCCCTGATGAATGCCGCCAAGAACCTGGCAAGGAGCATCGGGGGAAGCCGGGTGGTGGTGGTGGCCGCCGAGCCCAAGCTGGTAGACGCTCGGACCGGAAGGCTCACCACCTACCCTTCCTACTACACCGCCGCCATGTTGGCCGGGATGAAGGCGGGAAATCGTCCCGAGATGCCCCTCACCTGGAAGGAGCTCGCCATCTCTGGCCTCGGCTACGACTACACTACCGAGGATCTGGAGGACCTCCTGGAGAATGGCGTGGTGCCCGCGCACTACGACCCCGGCAGGAACAAGTACGTGGTCACTCAGGGCATCACCTCCTACACCCGGGATGGCAACCCTATCTACAGGAAGATCGCCGGCATGGACATCGTCGACTACCTCAACAAGAAGATCCGCCTCCGGCTCCAGCGCTTCGTTGGCAGAGTGGGCGACCAACTCACCATTAGGCAGATTCTCAACGCCGTGGTGGGGCTCCTTCAGGAGGAGGTGCGGGGACCTGGTAACCCAGATGGCGTGCTCACCGATGGCATCGACCCCGCCACGGGCCAACCCACCCCGGCCTTCCGCAACGTGGAAGTGGTCATGAGCGGGCTCGATGCTGTTGGAGTGCGTTACGAGGCTCACCCCGTGGGCGAGATCGCCTACATCACGGCCACGGCTTACCTAACCCCGGTGCGCATCGAGGCCCGGGCCTAAAGGGAGGTGAAGTAGAAGATGGCGGCCATTAACGAGCAAAATACCCGGCACGCAAACCGGTGCCGCTTGGTCCTTGACGGCGAGACCATCGCTGAGGGGCTGAACCTTTCCGTACAGGAGCAGGGTGGCACCCAGGGCATCTACACCGTGGGTAGCGAATACGCCCACGAGCACGTGCACAACCAGTACAGCGTCAACGTCCAGATTGGTGCCCTTTGGTGGAAGGAGAGGGGGCTGAGCAAGCTTTCTGTGGGAGGGGGTGAGCTGGTTCAGCTTCCCCCGGTGGATGTGGAGGCCTACGATGAGTCTGACGGAACCACGCTCTGGGTAGTGCGCACTTGCACCCTCGCCTCCCGGGCGGTAAACATAAACGCCAACCAGCCCCTTCAGCGCAACGTACAGCTTATGGGCATTCGTGTAGACGACCTCGGTGGGCGTGGTGGCGGTCGTGGGCGTGGTCGGGGCTAGGAGGCGATAAACGTACCGCCGCTGGCTTCACTTCTTAGGTCTTGGGGCGGACCGGAAACTCGGTCCGCCTTCCCCTTTTAGGGAGTAGAGTGAAGGATGTGAAGGGAAGCGTCCGCATTCAGCACAAGAAACCTGAGCTTTCCGGGGAGGTCACCTTCCATCTTCCCACCCTCTACGAGCGGATCGCCATCGGCAAGCGGGTGGCCCAGCTTTGCGCCCCGGTTAAGTGGGAAGATCTACCCCCAGACGAGCGAGCCCTGACCAGAGTGGTGGCCACCTTGGAATACGTCATCGACACGGCTCCCAAGGGCTTCTACGAGGTCGGTCCCGATGGTGGCCCCCGCTTGGCCCCCGGGAGACTCCTGGAGGTGGACGAGGGCCTTCTTTGGGAAATATGGGCCGCCTATGTAGCTCTAGGAGACTCTTTTCGGGGAGGTGGAGAGAGCCTTGAGGGAGCTTCTGGCGAACCCGGAAGCCCAGGTGGTGGCCAGGGCAGCGAAGGCCCTGGGGCGTGATCCCCTCGAGGCTCTGGGATTTCCCCCCGTCCCCCTGGTGGGCGAGGTGGCCGTTTTGGCCCTTGCTCTATTGGAACCCGAGCTTGGGGAATACATCAAGGAGGAAGAGGAAGTCCTCGCCTTCAAGGACCAGATGGAGCGTGAGGCGGCTTGGGAGTCTGCCCTACCCGGAGGAAAGGGCTACCGTGGACCTAGGGGGACCGCATGGACCGAAGGGTAGAGATCTCCATAGAAGGCAAGGTGGCCTTTAGCGTGGACGAGGCCGCTGTGGAGCGAGCTAAGGCTCGGGCCGCCGAAGTGGAGGGGGCCGCTAAAAGAGCCGCTAGCGCCCTGACCCAGCTGGAAGGCGTGGGGGCGCTCTCCGATCGTCCTGAGGGGGACGGGAGGCGGAGGGCTTTTGAAGCCGGGGCCAGGGGGCGAGAGCCCGGGGGTATCTCTACACCCACTCCCCTTGAGATCGCCTACGCTCGGGCCCTAGGTGCGGACCACCCTCTTTATCGTCGGGTCGCTCGGGGGCTGGAGAGTCTAGAAGCCCAAGCGGCCGGGGCCCGCACTCCGGGGGACTTTGCCCGGATTGAGGCCAGGACGGCGGTTCTCGAGCGGTACCTGGAGCAAGCCTTGGCCCTGGGGGCCGATCCCAAGGTGGCCGAGCGCTTGAAGGAGGAGCTTGCACGCCTTCGGGAGGAGATCGCCCGGGACCGGGAGGAGCGGGCTCGAGAGCGCCTCGGGAGTGGGGGACGGGGTGCCCCTCCTGGGGGTGGCGTTCCGGGAACCGGGCAAGAGGGGGGTGAAGGAGGCGAGCGGGGGGGCGGTGGAGGGCTTGGACCCCTAACTCGGACCGCTGGCGACCTCTTCCGCCGGGCCGCCCAGGGGGGGCTGGCCCGCTTCGGCCCCCTAGGGGTTCTTCTGGCCCGCCTCGGTCCCTGGGGCATGGCCCTAGGGGGCGTTGGGGCCTTCTTGGGAGGTTTGGACCTAGTTTCTCGATTTCTGGAGGGCATAAATCAGGGGGCCCGAAACGAGGCCATGGAGACCGCCGACCTGGCCCGCCTTCTGGAATACGAGCGCAACCCCCTGACCTTCTTCCGCCAGCCCGGGACCTTGTACCCAGAGAGGGGGCTCCTTGAACTGGGCTACACGGCTCGGGATGCCCAGCGGATCGCCTTGGCCTACGGCCTTCCTGGGGGAATCCAGGGGGACGTGCGGAGCATCCTGGCCTTCGCCGCTACCACAGGTCTAGGAGAGGAACCCGCCGTCAGGGCCGCCCGGGAGCTGGGGCTCCTGGGTCTCGGTAGGGGGCAGGTGGGGCAAGGCCTCGAGGTGCTAAAGGCTGCCATGGCCGAGGGGGTGAGGGAGGGCGTGGATAAGGCCTCTACTCTCCAGGGGCTCCTCCGCCTTAGCCAAGAGACCGCATCGAGGGGAGTGCAAGTCACCACGACCGGCCTCGCCTTCCAGGCCGCCCTCCAGGCCGCCTTGGCCGGGACGGGGAACCGTCTTCTCCAGGGGGAGATGGGGGCCAACGCCCAGTCCGCCCTTAGGGAGGCCTTCACCGGCCTTGGGGACGTGGGCCTGCAGATGTATCTGGTGAACACCCTTGGGGGACTGCCAAGCGCCGCTCAGCTGGGACTGAGGGGCGCTGAAGCTCGGGGCTATGAGCGCCTAGTAAGGGCCGATCCCGCCCGGGCCATAGAGATCGCCCTCAGGCTCCTACCTGAGCGCAACCCGGAGCTTTGGGCCACCTTAGTGGGGCGGGTGGAGAGAGGTCTTGGGGACCCACTCCTCGTGGGCCTTCTCCAGAGCGCCGGGCTCCAGGGGGAGCAGCTTCTCACTCTCCTGGGTACCGGGGTGGGTTCTCTGGCCGAAAGGGCTGCTCGACAGGCTCCGCAGATGCGTCAAGGCCTTCGTGAAGACCCTCAGGCCAGTAACCGCCTCGCATGGGAGAGTCGTCAGATGGAGGCCCGCAGGCGGGCCATAGAGGAGGCCAACCAGCTGGCTACCCTGGCCGCTACCCGAGAGGCGGAGAAGGTCGTCCGGGACTTCGCCGATGCCTTAAAAGGGGCCACCGCCGCCATCAAGCGGGCCTTCGGGGAGGACATCCTGGCCCCGGGGAGCGGCTACCGGGGAAGGGTGGGGAGCGCCGTGCGGCTTCCGGGGAGCGGCGTGGCCCCAGGAGCCGCCCCCACCAGATTCATCCCGGGGACAGGCCGGGATAGACCCACGGACCGGCTTTCCGCCCTAGAAAACCAGGCTCAGGTGGAGGCCGCCGTGAGTCGGGCCCTCCGGGAGCAGGGCGTGACGGCCATCACTACTGGCGTGGGCCAGCGATATAGCGCCAACGTGCGTAGGCGCTTCCCTCAGCTCCCCGAGCGCCACCGGGGACTGGACGTGGTCTATGGCGACCCCGGGCGGCCGGGGGACCCGGTACCTTCCCCCTTTGCGGCCACGGTGAAGCGGGTGGGGTACGACCCCAAGGGCTACGGCAACTACGTGGTCCTGGACGTGGGGGGGCGTGAGGTTGTTGCCGGCCACCTGCAAGAGGTGAAGGTCAAGCCCGGGGACAAAGTCAGGCCCGGGGACCTGCTGGGCCTCGAGGGGCAGACCGGAGCCTCTACCGGACCCCACGTCCATTGGGAGATCCGCAGGGACGGGAAGCCCGTCACCGACCAAAAGGAGTTCTTCAGTCTCTGGTACGAACTCATGCGCCAGCAGGATGGTGGGAGCAAAGAAAGGGAGAAGCGTGGCGACCTTCCGGGGAGGCAAGAGGTAGTGGTCCGAGTGGAGGGGCTTGACCGGGTTCGGGTGGAGGGCGTGAGTGGCCCACAGGCGGACCGCATCCGTCAGGGCATAGAACTTATCCTCTTCGGGGCGGTACCGGAAAATCACCGGGGGAGCTAGACCATGGTCTATACCGATGTGCGGGTCAAGGTCTGGACTGGCGAGGGCCCCATCACCCTCACGGACCAGGTGCGAGCCGTCCAGGTGCAGGATGCCCTCGATGGTCTTCCCCAGGGCATGGTCTTGCTCCCTCTCCACCGCACGGTGGGCTCCACGAGCCGGAAGCGCTACTCCGAGCTCATCGGCGTGGGGGACCTCTGCCTCATAGAGATGCTGGCCTGGGACGGGGAGAAGGGGGACTGGGAGGCCGTCCTCCACGGGCCCGTGGTGGCCATAGAGGAGACCGAGCCTTTGGGCCCCGAGGCTTCCCCGGGCACCCGGCTGAGCGTGGCCAGCATGGCCCACATCCTGGCCCAGGACACCGTGGCCCAGTGGATGTGGTTGGGGAGCGTAGCCGGGTGGAAGGTGGTGGAGAGCCAGCTTCTCAAAACCGAGATGGACAAAGACCCCGCCAGCGTGATCTACAACTACCTGACTAAGGTGGCTTTCCACCTGGCCAACTACCAAAACGGGGGCAAGGGACTCAAAGACCTGATTCACTTAGACCTTGACGGTATCGAGGCGGTGGGCCCCTTCAGCGTGAGCCTCACCATGGTGGAGGGGCCTCACCTGGAGATCGTCAAGCGCCTCGTGGACTACCCCCTGATGGAACTTTACGTGACCACGGACCGGGCCGCCAACCTGAAGGGCAAGCACGTGTCTCGGGCGGGGGACGCCCCTGGGGAAGGGCGAGCGGCTACTGTGGTGCGCATGCGAAAAGCCCCCTATCCCTATCCGGACGCTGGGGAGTGGGAGGCCTTGCCCCTGCACGCCATGGAAGGCGCTTGGCGGCCCGTCAAGGTCCGGGCCGTGGCCAAGACGGATGCCGTTATTCGCAACTATTTCGTGGCCTATCCAGCTCTAACGTTTGCGGATGAGACTCACCTCATGGCCGTCGGGGCCACGGTGGCCAACCGCAAGAGCGTGCAGCGCTACGGCTACCGCCCCATGAAGATCCGCACCCACCTCATCCACAACGAGGCCCCCAACTCAGAGGAGACCCTGGCCGACTTTATGGCCAAGCTGTCTATGCGCATGGCCGCCCAATGGAATCGCCTGCACGAGATGGAGGCGGGGACGATAGACCTCCCCCTCGCCCCCTGGATTCGCCCGGGGCACCGGGTGAAGGGGCCTAGCCTGTGGGGGGCGGGGGAGAGGGTCTACCACGTGCGGGGCCGTAGCCTCTCTTGGGAGGCGGGGCAAGGTGGGCAGATGACCTTGGCCGTGGAGCGGGGCCTGCCTCCCGAGGTCTACAAGGACCCCGGGTGGTTTGGGGAGGGCCTCGAGGTGGTGAGGATTGGGGCCGATGCCCGCATGGACTACGTCAGGCGGGATAAGCGGAAGTAGGCATAAGCCTGACTCGCTCTTCCCTTAGGGTGAGAAAGCGATGGAGGGTGAGAAAGCGTGATCAACATCCGGATTCGCCAGGGGGAGACCGTGGTGCGGGCTTTGCGCTTAGCGCAGCTAGGATAAGGGAGGTTATCCCATGCTTCCAAGTCTCATCCGTGGAATCCACCTGGCCCAGGTGGTAGACGTTCACCCCAAGGACTACGAGGTGAGCGTCTACCTTCCCCACCTGCCCCCCTCTTTCTTGGGAAAAGGGGTGCGGGTGAAGCTGGGTGGGCGGATGCAACGCCCAAGGGCGGGGGACTTCTACCTCCCCCAGGTGGGTGAGTGGGGCCTGGTAGCCTTTCCCCAGGACGACTGGAGGGCGGGTTACTGGCTTATTTCGCTTCCTGATAGAGGCTTCCACATCATCCCCCAGGAACTCTTCGAAGAAGACCCCAACGCTACCCTCACTCACTATCCTGGTGGGCAATGGCGGGTGGAGCGGGGGGACGGCACCACCGAACTCGCCTGGCCCGATGGAACGAGCTTGCAGGTCCTGAGCAAGGACAACCCCCGGTCTTTTTTAGGTAGGCTCATGGACCGCTTTCGCACCTTGAGGCGAGGCAAGGGATGGACCGAGCCCGAGAGGAGGCCCCTCGATGAGTCGTCCGGGCCGACCACCTACATCCACCTCAAGCACGCCTCGGGCACGGAAGTGCACCTGGCCCAAGACGGGAGCGTGAAGGTGACCACCCCATCCGGCTTGACCTTCACCCTAGACGAGGGCGAGTGGGAAGGAGAGAAGAAGGTGACCCTGACTCACCCAGCGGGGCACAACCTGACCATGACGGACTCGAGTGTGGATCTCCACAGCGCCGGATCCCTCAACATCACGGCGGCGGGACAGGTGGTCATAGACGGAGCCACCATCGCCATCGGATGAGGTGGGCTATGCCCAGCGCCGTGCGGCAAGGGGACGCATCCAGTCACGGGGGCGCAGTCATCTCCGGGGCCTCTAAGGTCAGAATCATTGGGGCCCCGGCGGCCCGAGTAGGGGACAGACACTCCTGCCCAATACATGGGCACGTGGTGACCCCAATCGCCTCCGGATCAAGGAAGGTCACCATCCAAGGAGCCCCGGCGGCCAGGGCCGGGGACCCCACGGGGTGCGGAGCCTCCCTGGTGGTGGGGCAATCCAAGGTGAGCATAGGCTGACCCCCCACCTCTTTAGGGTGAGGACATGGCGGCTCCCACGCCCGAGCACCGTAAGAGGCTCCAAGAGGCTCGCTATCTCCTCCGCATTCTAGAGGGGGGCAAGATGCACCCCGTCCCTGGTCACCCGGTAGCGGGAAGAAGCGGGGTTTTCATTCTCCCCGTCCCTCCCAGGAGCATCCGGGGAGAGCAGGCCGTGCGCCTGGGCTACATGCCGGCTCGGGAGTGGAGTGTGGTAGACCTGCAGGGCCTAGAGCCACCGGTGTGGGAGATAGAAGGGCAGATGCTCCTAACCCCGGTGCAGGTGGGGGGCGTGCGCCTGGACGGGTATGGGTGGGTGCGAGCCCTGGAAAGCTTCATCCGCTACTTCGTGGAAGAGAACCGAAAGCGTGGCCAAGCCAAAAAGCCCCTCCTAACCCTAGAGTGGCACGACTTCTACCGGGACGAGCATTGGGAGGTGGTGCCTATGGAAGTGCCCCTGGCCACCCAAAGCGCAGACCGTCCGGTTCAAGAACCCTGGCGGCTTCGACTCCGGGGCATCCGGCCCGTGGGGACGGCCCCCAAGCCCCGGGATCCCGTGCGGATAGGACTAAAGGAACAGGACCCCAACGCCCTGGTCCGACAAGCGCTTCCCATGGAGGTGGAGAATGCCTAGCGTCCAGGACATCCATAGGGCCTACCAACCTGGGAGCACGGCGGCCCTCAAGCTTTCTCTGGCGGCCGAGTTGGGCAATGAAAACCGAAACGCTATAAGCCTAGTGGCCCGGTCCAACCTTCGGGAGGGGGCCCGCCTCCTTCTCGAGGCCGCAAGCGTGGCCCCAGATAGCTTGGGAGCCCAACTCCTTCAAGACATGGCCGCCGCTATGAGGGACGTGCGCCTCAGCCTTATCTCGGGAAGGCCCCCAGAACTCGCCCTGGCCGGAGACAGCGCTCTCGCCGGTCGCTTCGCCAACGTGCCCCTTCAAGATGCCGCCCACTCCCTGGGAATGGCCGCCGGAGCTGTGGCCCTTTCGGCCTCCGGAATAAAGGCCTCCCTTCCCCTACTCAACGAGGCGGTCCGCCTGGCCGCCGAGGCGAATGCCAGGGGGTTGACTTTTGCCGTTGGGGTAGCCCTTCCCCTTATCCGAGATGCGGCCCTGCGGGGCTCCACCCGGTGGGAGAAGAGGAGGCTTCAGATGGCGCTAGGTCTGGCCGGACGCATCCAGGCCAAGAAGGAGGTCGAAAATGCCTGACCTCGCTTGGGATGCCACCGACTTCGTGCTCATTCAGCAAGGCCAGGGCCTAGGCATCGAGGAGGGTGCTCGCCAGTTGGCCAAGGCCCTCTACCGCCGGCTCATCACCTATCCTGGAGAACTCCCCGCCCACCCGGACTACGGGTGCCGTCTTAGGGACTACGCCGGGATGCCGGCCGATGCTTGGGTGGCTCGCCTCGCCGCTCTGGAGGCCAGGCGGGCCCTCGAGGCCGACCCCAGGGTGCGAAGCGTCTGGGTGGAAGCCCACTACGAGGGGGATTACCTGATAGTGGAAGCCCTTGTGGAGCCCATAGAGGGGTATGATGTCATTCCGGTGCGTGTGGAGGTGCCATGATAGAGAGCGTGGTAAAGCCCTTTGAAGAGGCCGTAGCGGAGATGCTCGGCTGGTGGTGGTATCGGACGGGGATTGAGCCCGATGCGATAGAGGGTGACATCCTCCGGACCATCTTTGAAGCCGTGGCCTTCGAGATCGAGGGTATCACCACCGCCTTTGACCGGGCACTTGAAGCCGCCATACCCGAAGCCGTCTTTCGGGCTTTTGGTTTTGAGCGCCTCAAACCTACCCCCGCCCGCCTGACCCTGAGGTTCAGCCGCTCCTCCCCCGCTCCCGAGGATATCCCCATTCCCGAGGGAACCCGGGGACAGACTCCGGCCGGACTCGGCTTCCGCACCCTCCGGGACACCGTCTTGCCTCAGGGCCAAACCCATGTGGACGTTGATGCCGAGTGTGAGGTACCCGGAAGCCGAGGCAATGTACCGGTTGGGGCGGTTTCCGTGATGAAGGATGCTATACCGGGCATAGAGGCCGTGACCAACATCATCGCCGGGGCCGGGGGTGTGGACGAAGAGCCCCTCGATGCCGCCAAAGAACGCTTCTCCAAGTGGATAGCCGCCCAGGCCAAGGGCACCATCGCCTCCATAGAGCTGGCCGCTCTCAAGGCCGAAGTTGGAGGCATTCGTCCCAAGAGGGCCAAAGCGGTGGATTTGGTCCTCGATCCCGATGTGCCCCTTGGGGTGGTGTGGGTCTACGTTGACGTGGAGGGGGACCCCACCCCCTTCCTCCCCGCCGTGGTCGAAGCCGTGGACTCCGTGCGTCCCGCCGGGGTCGTAGTCCAGGCCCGTCCCGTGAATCGGGTTCCGGTAGATGTCAGCGTGCGGCTTGAAGGGGGTCAACCCAACGACATTCCCCCCGCCCAAAACGCCATATACGCCTTTTTTGAGAGCTTAGCCATCGGAGAGGGAGTTGTGCGGGAGCGGATCATCGCCCGAGTGGCCGAAGCTTGCCCCGGGGTCTACGCCGTTAGGGTCTTGGTCCCGACCTCGGACGTGAGCGTGGGACCCTACGAGGTCGCCGTACCAGGTACCGTGAACGTAGAGGTGTAGCGTGCCCCCGATACTGCCCGAAGACGGCATCTTGACTCTCGATGGTGTGGCCTCCGCCGGGGGGAGGACCTACCGCCTCATGGTCCAGCGGACACCCACACCCGATCCCCTGGTGGGTGCGGCTTTGAGCAACCGGGAGGGGGACCTGTACCTGGACGGTCTTCCCTCTCGCATACCTGGAGGTCCCCTTCTTTTGGGGCAATCGGTGCGAGTCGTCTTGAGGGCCAACGACTTTGTCGCCCGAGTGGGGCAAGGACGGCGCAAGGTCGTCTTGCTTGCCGGGAGGGAGGGATGGATCTGGGAGGTGGCGGCCTTTTGGGAGGTGGAGGTAGACTTCCGCACCTTCCCCGTCTATGTCTACGCCTCCCGCCTGCCCGATGGCACGGGTGCGGTCCTCGTCCTGACTTCTATAGAAAACCCCGAGTGGGCCGAACTCACGCTGGGAGACCTACGTCTAAGCCAGGCGTGGGGAGGGTTCCGGAGGCGCAGGGACGGTTCCCCGGGTTTTGTCTTCATCCTACCTCGAGAGGTCTCTGGCGAGGGGCAGGTCAAGGTTTATAAGGGAGGACGTTACGGACAGGGTACCTTCTTCCTACCTCCATGGCCCACCCCCTCTTCACGCACGCCCACTTGGCGACTGCCCTTTTGGCTTTCCGAGAACAAGTTGCCCTTGGCGCACATTCTAGAGGCGGTAGCCAGGGTCTTACCCAACGGGGAAGATCTGGTCACCCAAATAAACCCAGACAAGGCCCTGGGGCAGTACCTTTCCATCCACGCCGCTCTTTTCGCCACTCCCCCCGACATAGAGGAACCCGAAGGGGCTCTTCGCATAAGGCTAAAGGCTCTCCCCGGCCAGCACTACACCTCCATTCCCGCCCTAAGAAGCCACTTCAGGGCCCTGGCGCAGGGAGGGATAGTCATATCGGACGATTCCAACCCCGAAGATGGCGACCACCCCACCTCCCCGTTGGGCCCCGGACGATACCTGGTGCGCTTTTACGACACACCCATGCCGTGGCCCTACTACGTGCAGGAACTTATGCGCCTCAGACCGGCGGGCTTTGAGCCCGTCCTTCAGCGGAGCGTGGGTGAGAGCAGGAACGGGGTGCGTCTTGGTGCCGCCGTGGCGGGAACCAAAGAACCCCTCATCAAGCTCTTCCGAGACATCCCCTTGGGGGATGCCATGGTGGCCCGAGGAGACATCGTGTTGTCGCCGGGGACGGGAGGCGGCCTATTGGAGTTCAGCCGAGACATCCCCCTGGCCAGGTCTCGGCAACTGGACGGCTCTTGGGAGCTGGACGGGAGCGTCCGTCTGGTGAGCGGCATGGTGTTCCGGGACAGGATAGCCTTACTACTCGACCGGGATATTCCTTTAGCTGAACGCAGGCGGTTAGACGGCTCTTGGCAACTAGACGGAAGCGTCCGCTTGGCTAGTGGCATGGTGACCCGGGGGGAGGTTGGCGCATCTCCCTAACGGGGCAAGGAGATAGGGTGAGGTCAAGATGGGATACGTGGTCCCTAACGTCTACCGAAGGAGGATCGCCGAGAACATCGCCGGGGTGCCAAATCCCCCGGACATCGTCCCAGCCTACGCCAAGCTGGGATCGGGGCGGTATGATCCCAATACGGGGCAGCTCATCGATCCCACACCCAACGACACCGATGTGGAGAGCCCCATTCCTGGTTACACCAACATTCCCCTCACGGTGTCCGTATCCGGTAATAGCGCTGTTATCGTTCTCTCTGTGCCTGGTGGAAGCGCCGCCGTGGATGTTTCCGAGATTGGCATTTTTACTGCGGACGATGTCCCGGTGGTTTTGGACTGCTTCCGTCCTGTAACCTTGCAGGCCCCCCTGACTCTTCAGGTCACCTACACCATCTACCCGGAGGTGTGAAGTGCCGAACCTTACTGGCGACCCCAATCAGGGAGTGAGGCTGACCCTCCGAGCCCTTGAGCCAACGGACTACGCTGTTCCCGAGCTTTGGAACATTCCCTTTCAGCAACTTCTTGACAACGATGCTAACCTGAATCAACGGGTAAGCGTCCTAGAAGCTTCTTCGGGTGACGGTGGGGGTGGAGGTGGGGGAGGGGGAGATCTTCTTGCCCACCGCACCAACCCCGTCTTGGACCACCCCGATGGGAGCGTCACCACCCCCAAGCTGGCCGATGGAGCGGTCACCGAACGCAAGCTGGCCAACAACGCCGTCACCACTCCCAAGATCGTCGATGGGGCAGTCACCCGGGACAAGCTGGCGGATGGGGCGGTTACCGGAGACAAGATAGCCAACGGAGCCCTTACTGAAGACAAGATAGGCGATGGGAGTGTCACCACGCCCAAGCTGGTTGACGGAGCGGTCACGGAACCCAAGCTGGCCGATGGTGCGGTCACAGAACCCAAGCTGGCCGATGGTGCCGTCACCACCCCAAAGATCGCCGATGGAGCGGTCACTCGGGAGAAGCTAGCTGATGGGGCGATTACTGGAGAGAAGATAGCCGATCGTAGTATATCCCTGTCCAAGCTTGACAGCTGGCTCGTTCCCTACGATATAGCGTTTTTTTACGAAGGAAAACCCCCCGCCAGTGCAATACTGGGTGCCGTTTTGATACCTCGCGCAATAAGTATTGAAGGGGGGATGGTGTGGGTCGATGTGCCCCCGGCAGACGGTTGGACTGCCATCATCAGGAGTGGTAGTGTAACCGTTGGTTTTATCGACGTTTATCCGGGATCTAGCTCTGGTACAGTCTTTTTCTTCAACACGCCCATGTATGTGAGCAGTGGTTCCGTTCTTCGAATTGTGGCCCCCAACTACGCCGATTCGACCATGGAGAATATATTCATATCCATCTACGGGGCGGTGGCGTGATGCCGATTTTAGTGATCATCGCCAGGAATACTGGAGGTCACACAGGAGGAGGGACGGACGGTCCAACGCAAGACATCTGGTATTCCTCAGTTCCCGACAGGGGCGATCCCCGCTTCAAACCCACTCCCATGCCGTCCAGTCGTTCTTCTTTATCCGCAGCGCCTTTGGGTCCAGGCCTGATCGGAGTTTTCGGAGGACGACAGCTGGTTTGGCAAGAGGTGGGCGCATACTACTTCAACGACATCGATTACAACGAGGTCTACAACCACGATAGCGACACCTGGACCGTGCGGGCCCCCATGCCCTACCCCCTCTCTGGAGTGTCCGCCGCTCCATTGGGCCCAGGCCTGGCGGGGGTGTTTGGAGCGGGGCACACCCTAGTCTATAACTACGATAGTGACACCTGGACCACAGGCAACCCCACACTCACTAACAGGGATTTTCTGGCTACAGCTCCTTTGGGGCAGGGTCTAGTGGGGGTGTTTGGCGGATTGCTGCTTGGTGGGATCTCCACCAACCTTAATGGGGTGTACAACTACGATAGCGATACCTGGGCTTTGCGGACCCCCATGCCTACCGGCCGGCATAGTTTA